GCCTAAAATGTTTTGATGAACGGCTACTACAAAACCCGCATCAGGTTGAAATTTATTGTCTTTGTTGCTCATAGCGCACCTCCACAATGCTTGCATGAATTTGTTTTTCTCTCTGTAATGTTTCTTCCATTTACAAATGCGGGAAGAACATAAATAGAACAACGGTTGCGCCGTTCAGTTAAGCGAGCAACCATGCCTTCAAGGTGAAGCACTGAAAGGCAACCTGAAGATTGCCCTGCATGCCAATCAAACAATTCACCTAATTCTTTCCAGGTAAGGCCGCGGATACCTGCCGCACCTAAAGCAACCAAAGTTTGTTTTTGGCGTTTGCCAGTTGCTCCGCTCACATCATCTTCAATTACGCGGTCATGGCTTGCTTCTGATCCACGCCAACCTGATGTGCCTGCGTATGGTTTAAAAGGCAATTCCATGTTATCCATTAAGAGCCGCCTTGCGCGCCAAAATGTGATCACGCAAAGTGAAACCTTCAACAACAACATCAAGCAAATCAAGATTTAATTGCCATGCGCTCTTGAGTTCATCTTCTGAAGTTTTAGTTTCAATCAAACTGTAAACCGCAAATGCACTGGCTTTTTCTTCTTCTGTGTATTCGCGCTTTGCCGCAGGTGCTTTTGCTTGCGGTGCTGTTTTTGTTGTGCCTTCTACACGCTTTGATTTTTCCATGTCTTGTTGTGTAGGGCGCACTGGCTTTTTAGTTTCAGGATCAGTACCCATGTAACCTGCCAGGCTTAAACTTCTACCTGTTGCACTTGTTGAAGCATTTTCTAACGCATTAGATTTATTGATAAATGATGAGCCAACCATTTCTTCAGCCACATCTACCGCAATTAAAACATCACCATAAAAAACAGATGACTCCACAATGTATTGAAGTGGGCGGTGTTGTTCATCTCGCACAATGTCCACAATGCGATTGATTATGCGTAAGTCTTTATGATCACTATGAGCGCGTTGTAATCTTTCAGCCACAGTTTCATAAGCGTTTGGATCGTAATTTCCAGCCATTTGTAACCTTCCTGTTAGGGGCTAACCAGCCCTTGTAGAGCAAATTGAACACCAAACCACTGACAAACTCAAGAACCCTGTAATTTATGGGCCTGGCGTGTCGGAAATGGCATACTTAGGGGTCAGGAGGAAATCATGGCTTATTCACAAATCTCAATCCGTTTAGGCGGCCTTGTTGTGGAATTAGGAAGTGAGGCAACTTATCCCGACATGGTGAGCGATTTGACCAACCGCTGTTTATCAACATTTAAAGATGCTATGGATAAAGCAACAGAACAAGGCATTGATGTTTCTAACATGCGTTTGATTACCACTGAACTTGCAGATGATGATTATGAAGATTAGTCCAACCACACCTGGTATTGAGCGGTGGTTCTGCCTTTAATTGGATCTACAAAATGCAAACGCTGTGAGGGTCTGCCACTAGCGGCCATTGAGTCACGCGCATAACGGTTATCTGACTCTGTTGATCCTGTCCAATAAATGTTGTAGTGCTTTTGAATTGGCTCTTGAGCATGTCGGTGGTAATGGCCTAGAAAAATGTCATGGAAATCGTAATCATGTGCGCCCGCCTTCCAACGGTTAGCACCTGCAATCCATGCGGCAGGGCTTGCAAATCCTGATCTGCCTAACTCATCACCATGCATAAGCAGGGCGCGGTAATTGCCAATTTCAACTTCTTGAATGTCCTCTGGGCAATCTTCCCAAATTAAACGCTTTTCTCCTGCAAGGATTTGACGGCTCATTTCATAAACCATTCTGTCCACATTGTCAGATTTAGGTACTTCTGCGCGCTTGCCACCAATGCGCCCATGATTTCCCCATTCAGCAATCACCGTGACCTTTTCAAAATTAGCCAACATTGCGCGCACAAAATCTACACAAAGCCTTGAAACTGTTGTGAACTGTCCAAACAATGAAGCGTCTATTTGCCATAACTGCGCAGGATAATTAAACAAACCTTCCACCATGTCACCGCCAAACATCACTACACATTCTTTTACAGGGTGATGATGGCGTTGTAAATCAGTAAGGTGAATTACTTTTTCAGAAAATTGCATAACGCGGTCACGCATAATTTCACTGTTGTAAGTGGTTGTAACTTTTGCGCCTTGCCAATCTGTTGAATGGATCAAAGCCACTTCAGCATTTATTTTGCGTGTGTCTTTTTGTGGGGCAGAAACAGGTGGCACTTTGCCTAATGAAATCATTGCATCATAAGCACCGCGGTGGGTTGCTTCAACTAAATCTTCACTGCGTTCTTTAGATTGTTTAAGTTGTTTTTGCAATCGCAAAATTACCTGGCGTAATTCTTTAACATCTTCTGACTCAATGCCTTCAGGCATGTCTTGTAATCTTTTTTCAAGGCTCATTTGTAAACACGATCTCCTTGCCGTGGTGTGTGTAGCCTTCTTTGTCTATCCAACTATCTTCATGTTCTAAATTTGCTGTGATCCGCACTGACTTTGCGGCATCAAACATCAGCGCAACAATTGCGGGATCAATGTCCTCTATGTCCAAAAGCGCACCCCACATGCGGCCTATGGCTGTGAAATTCTTGCGAGCGCTACCGTATTCATGTTGGCGATCATCAAGAACTTCCTCTACTCTTTTGGACACCTGCAAGTTCCGCTTCTGTGTAATCGGATTGTGTCTGAACTGCATTTTTTACCATCTGCCCGCAAAGCCTGAACAATTAAATTAACAGGATAATTACTTGCCCAGGCTTTATCTAAAGTTTTTTGATCTTCTACTGAAAGTGTGTCGTACATAAATTGATAAGAACAAACGCCACCTTCACGCCTAACAGTTCTTTTGCTAATAATTTCCTTAAACGCTTCATCTAATGCCATGTCTTACCTCCCCTAGATAAAGCGTACCGCAAAGTAAAAAGCCCCGCGTTAGCAGGGCCGTTTACTTAATCTGTTTTCTTTTTGGGAGCGGCTTTCTTTTTGCTTGCCTTTGCCAATTTATCAATCTCAGCGGTTACATAATCTGCAACCAATCCAAATGCGGGATCTGTCTTGTCAATGCCGCGGATTGCAGGGCCAACAACTGCCGCCCCTGTAGCAAATGCAAGCGCCTTAATGTCAGTTACTCCTGCGGCATAAAGCGCAATAGCGGTAACTGCAAAATGGCGAATTGCTGATTTCAACATGTCTAAGTGCTTCTTATTCATTGTTACTCCTTTGGGCGGGCTACCGCCATGATTGTTTTATAGTCACGCTTCTTGAGGTAAAAGCCATCACCGTTTGACTGGCTTCCAGCCTTACCTGAAGATGTATTGCCCTCAAACACTTGTAGGTATTTGAGTTTTGTATGGTGGAACTTAACAATGCCCACATGATCAGGCTGAGCATCTTCATCAAATTGAAAAAATACAAGATCCCCGCGCATTGCCTGACCGATAGGCACAAGTTGATTGTTCTTTGTTAGATACTTTAGCCAGGCATCACAAGAAGCAAAACCTTTATTTGTATTGGCTATTGTTCCAATCATGCCAGCATCAAAATACATCTTTGATGCAGACATTGCGCACCAGGGTTGGTTGTTTAGGCCAAACCATTTGCCAAATGTGGTGTCATTGTTTGGGCCTTCTGTGTAATTAACTGATGCTTCACAAAGTTCTATAACTTTATTTAGGCTCATCTTCTTTTCCCTCCTGTGGCTTTGGTTTAGATTTTAGTCCATTAGCCGACAAAATGCCTGAGAGCGTACCTGTAAGGAATACGCATAAAGTAGAAACAAGATCAATAAAAGCGGCATCATTAGGGGCTTGTGCCATAGGTTGCGTAACAAAAACCAACGCATACAACATGGCAAAAACTGATCCAGCAAACACCAAAGCAAGCAAAATTCCTATGGTGACAATTAACCGCGCATGTAATTCTTCAGGTGTGTATTTGCGTCTAGCCATTTTGCGTGTCCACATTAGGTAATAGATCCTTTGTACATTGCCCAATGCCTTCACATTGCGG